CCAGCAGGTGAGAACCATGGATCTCTAATATTATCTGTTCTTACACAAAGACCAGCAATATCACCATTTAATGGTACCCAACGATAAACATCACTATACTTGTCATACTGATATTTGTAACCAGAATCAAGTACTGCATATGATGTTGATCTTAGAAGATTTCTGAAAGAAACTAGAGAGTTTAGTTCTTCATTAGGATTATTAACCACTGTACCTCTTTCAGGAGACACGAAAGCTACGCAATCCATTCTGTTTTCTGCAATATTATCGATAATATAGTTAGCTAGCTGCTCACCTGCTCCACCTCTTGCCTTACCGCCAAGAATTAGAGAGATATCGATATCTTCTGATGATTTAAACTTATCATATGCTGTAGCAAGTTTTGCTAAAGAAATATCAGTTTCTGAACCACCATCAACACCGTTCTTAAATGAACGAGTAAGAGGTGTTGTTAATCCGGGTGTTGGAAAACTATCTGATGTTGCAGCTTTTGTTACTACATCTTTTGTAGACCAAACATAAGAAGAACTATCATTTAGAAGTGTTCTATAGTAGATTGACCCACCTTGCTCTCCTTTTGCGTCTGTTGCTCTAGATACTTTTTCCCAAACTTCTAGAATTTGGCCAGGAGTACCAGAGAAAGCACCACCTTCATCAACCACTACAATATGAAGCTCATCATTAATTGAAGAATTTGATGTTCTTGATGAGACATAAGGGCTAATACCAGGCGCACCAGCAACTGAATTATAGTATTCCCAGTTTCTAGTAAAGATCTTTTTAGTTGTGTTAGTAGCACCAAATGCACCGTTTGCAAGCGCAGATACGTAATTTGTTCTTTGCTTGAACATATCGTCAAATGAGATGTTGAACTGTCCAATACTTGCAGCAACAGTGCTATAAGAGGTAACTGAACTTACTCCAGTAACTTTCATATACTGAAGACCAGAAGTGTTATCACCCATAAGAATGTAATCACCTACGTTAATCTTACTAGCTGCAGCTACAGCAGAGTCATAACCATACCCAGCGAGATCTCCAGCTGTGGTAATTACTACGTTAGCCACATATGATCCAACTGCAATTTGAACGTTTGCTACTGTATTAGAGCTGAATGTGTTTGCTCCATCGCAAACTAGAATATCACTCTGGTATGCATTAGCAGTTGGACATACAGAAATTCTTAGTGAATTACCAAGAACACCTGGGAACTTAGCAATGAACTCAGCATCTGTATCATCTTGTGAACCATACTGATATTCAAAGTTTTCAGTGCTCTTAATAAGCTTACCAGTTTTAGCAGTGTTAGCTGTGTATGTGTTTGCACCTGCAACAGCGTTGTTAGCATCTGAAGAAGCAGCTCTTGAAATATAAAGCTGATTTCCATATGCTAAGAAGTTAGCAGCGGTAAAAAATGTTTCGAAATTGTTAGCTGTTGGTTTACCGAACAAAGATACTAGTTCGTCTTCTGTTGAAATTAGAGTTGGTTCTTCAACAGGACCCCAACGGAAAGTTCCAGCAAACGCACCAGTAGTAGTTGATACGGCAGGAACAATTGTTGTTAAGTCAATCTCTGATACGTTAACACCAGGACTTAATTGGAATGCCATTTGTTTCTCCTTTATAATATAAAATTCAGGTATTTTATTATGTTATTTATAAATTCCTAGTTTAGAAGAAATCTCTCAAATTCCGAGTCTGACATTACCTTAGGTCCGGTTTCTTCAGGAATCCCATCATCTATGAAACCGAAAGGTGTAAAATATTCCTCTTGCTCTTCTATCAGTTTTTTTCTAATATCTGTATCGGTAACGTCTTTAAAGTAATTTTGACTTACCATCCAAGCAAAGAGAACCAAGCACATAACTAAATCATCGTGATATCCCTCTTCAGCGTTATAAGAAGTTCCATCAACTACATATGTTGACAATTCATGAATAATGTCATAATCGTTGAGTATAAGTTTGTTATTTTCAACGAGAGATTTTAGGTTAGCGCAACCTATTCTTTTTGTTATTTTAGTAGTTTTTATACCAAACCTAGATTTATTATCGCCACCTATTAGCGTACCTTTTTTACCAGTAGCTTTTGTCATAACAACGTTTTCATATTCTAAATCTTGCTGTAATATATTTACAACTTGCGAACCTATATTAATTTCTATAAGAACAGCTGCATTGTTGTAATATTGCGCAACATTATATAAAATAGTAGGAAGCATTAATTGAGATATGTTAGGATCTGTATATACTGCTACTACTTCATAAGGTATAGTTGATATATCAACAACAGTAAATGCTGAAGCATCTAAACCTAGACCTTCTGACACATCAACTGTCATTGCATATTGATGTCCTTTTTCTGGGTTCTTGTATATTCTTACACCTGCATTCTCTCCTATAGTACGAACATATACTAGTTTAGAGAGAATAGCAGGGTGTATTAATGTATTGGATGAACCTAAGAACTCACACTCAAACTCCTGTCTAAATTGATCAACAGAAGTAGTTCTAATCATTAAATCTTTCCAAGCCTCATCTCTACCTGGAACATCAGACCAGTGAACATCTACTCTTGCATAATCATTATTACCATTTACTGAATCCATCCATATCTTATAGAATAGATTCATGCCATTAGGAGTAGATGTAATTAATAGCTTAGATGAAGCACCAGATGTAATTGTAGGAAACACTGATGCAAAGAATGCATCTTGCACATTACGTGGAACGAACGCAAACTCGTCTAAATAAACTAGATTGTATGATTGACCACGAACAGCAGAAGACGATGTTGCAGAAGCTAATATCTTGGAACCATTTTCCAACTCTATGTTACCTTTGTTCCATTCTATTATTCCTTGCTGCAACCATTTTGGCAACCATTCATATGCAAGCTGTATACGAGATAGAATTTCTCTTGCTTGTACCTGTTTGTTAGCAAGAACAGCTATATTATAATTTTCATTAAACAATATTTTATGAAGTAGATAGCCTACAACTCCAGTAGTTTTACCAACCTGACGAGGCATCTTACATACAGTAAAACGATTATTATCAAAAGTATTAAACATTCTTTTTTGATAATCAAATGGTCTAAAAGGTTGTAAACCTTTATCAACAGTAACAATCTTAACGTATTTCTCACAGAAGTAATTAACATCTTCAGCGCATTTAATGTACTCTTGAATCTGTTCTTTAGAATATTGTAATTTTACGTCTTTATTCTTAAGGTTTTTATTACCTAGATAAATCTCACTCATTGGATTTGTCTTTAATCATTTTAAGAAGATCAGCTGAGGTTAACACGAGATTATTATTAGTAATATTTTTTTGTTCTGGTGTGTCTATTTTTTCTAAATCTTTTTTAGTTTTTGCAAGTGCTAAAAGATCTTTATTAGTTTCTGCCATAGTCTTAATAAGATTGGTAACAACCTCAAATGCACGAGCTGATTCTGATTGTTTAGCAATATCAACAATATGCTCTAACGCGTCGTTACCTTTTTCAATAATATCATAAAGGTTACGACGAGCATATTCATAATCATCATTCTTCTGTGCTTTTATTGCAGGGAGAACTTGAGTCAGTTTACCAGATTGTTCTTCCATTGGATCAACTCCAAGAGATTGAGATATAATATCTTTACGCGCCACCAAAACTCTCCGTTGTACTAATAATAAATCCATAATTATCTGTTTCATCTATTTCTGATAATGCTACTGAAAGCGCTGCATTAGATGTAGGAAGACCGTCTGCAGTTAACCCTGGACGTATTATAGTATCAACCACATCAATAGAAGTATTAGTATTAACTGGGTAGATTTTAACTTCAGTAAGCTTAATAATTTTACTTTCAGTTACTGGTCCATAGAAATAAGATTTCATAGTAAAATTAAGAGTAAAAGTCAATACTTTTCTTTGTATAAAATCTTCAGAATATTGATCGTCTATATTTACAGAATCTAAAATTATAGGAATATCTGTTACTTCATCAAAATCTTGACCTAGAAGGTGAGCAGAAATTGTCCATTCTGGGGTAAAATAAGGAAGTATTTGTTCTACTATTCTTAATCCATCATCCATAGTTTTAGTAAGAATTTCTAATTTAAATCCTATATCATAGGGTGCTGGACTAAATGCTTTTTTATAAACGTTAGTTCCATTTACCTCTTTCTTAGAAAGCACTTTATTAAGTGTCTGCAACTTTCTATTAGAAGCATATCTTACTGAGTCTATCTCAAATGCAATTCGAGGTAAAGTAATTGCATATGGAGGAAGACCAGTTGGGTTATCAATTAAACGAGCAAGAAACTTTTCTCTGGGTCCATATGCAATGGGTACTTTAAAAGATTGTATAATATTACCATCTTCTCCTACTCTCTCAATTCGAATATTATTAAAGAGAGTACCAAAGATAGCAACATATTTTTTAAACAGTGAATTATAAAACGGAGCTGCACCTATCATTATGCTCTCCTTTCATTTTCACTAAATGGATCTATATAAGTAAAGTCAAGCACTTGAGCTGCTTCTTGTTCAAAGAAATCATTTTGAGCATTAGATGCAATATCATCAATAGCATATTCTTCTAATGTAATAATATCACCATCTTCAGTAGTTAGTTGAGATCCATCTTCCATTAACAGATCAAATGAACCAGTTGTTACTGTTAGATTATTATTATAAAGATCATCTATTGCTGTTACACCTGTATTAAATACTTCATTACTATATTCAAATAGTTCGCAAGTAATATCATAAAATTGAAGTGCACCTAACTGATAGAATACAGGCTTCATGTTTACATACTTAATAGTATAAAGAGCATTTCTTGGTCCAAACCAAATTAGATCACCTTCAAGAGGTCTTATTCTATCAATAGTATTTCCTACTTCAGATGCAAACG